CACGCATCTGCCGTTGTCGATGATGATGAGCCGCTCGACTTCGACGTCGATGCTGGCCAGCATCCGATCCAGCAGGTCCGGCCTGGTGAGGACCGGCACGATGAGCGCAGGGATCATGTCTGCTCCAGGGTCAGTTGCTCGTTCTCCGGTGGCGTGTGCCGTGGCGGATCCCAGGGAACCTCGCCAACATCGACGGCGCGGAAGGCCGACCTGAACTCGGCCCATTTGATGTTCTTGCCCTTCTGCGTGTTCCAGACGAACCTCATCGAGCGCCAGGCCATCTGCTCGCTGGCGTGCATCCGCTGGATCGAGTCCTTGTAGTCCCGGAACTGGCATTTCAGGTTCCAGTGCAGGACGCTGATCTGGTTCGTCAGCAGGCGGACGTCCTCGCCTCGCTCGGTCGTGAGGTCGACGCGCGCGAGGATTGCATCCAGTGCCTCCTCGAAGGCGTAGTCCGCCAGGAACTTCTTCTCAAGCATTGCTCTCCCTCATTCGTCGTCCCAGCAGCAGCCAGCGGTCGGCGGTCCAGGCGTGCTGCGCATCTCGGTCGCAGGCGATCAGGTTCGGCAGCAGGGATGCCGCTGGCCTGATGCGCGCGGTGAGGGTGCCTTCGCAGTCCGGGCACCGTCCGACCTCGAAGATCCGCTCAGGGTTCGGCCACAGCAGCCGCTTGCCGGTCTCCCACGGTCCGGTGAGGTCGAGGACGACCTGTTGGCCGAACCGCTGGCTGAGCAGCCAGGGCAGATGCCGGCCGAGGAACTCCCCGATGAGTGGCAGGAAGTTGGCGGGCGGCTCCACCTCGCGCTCGTCGACCACGATCCGCGCCCAGGTCGAGGCGACGTTCACGATGTCGGCGCGGCACTGGACCACTCGGGGGTCCAGGTTCAGGCCTGGCGTGGTGGTGCCGTGGCGATCGGCGTGCTCGCTGGCTGGGATCAGCCGAGCCTCGAGGTCCCGGTGCAGTCTGGCCAGGCCTGGGACGGCGATGCTGGCCTGGTCGGCGTGCCACTTGCAGACGACGAAGGGGTCTGCCTGCTGCTTCGGTTCGGCGTGCTCCAGTGGGCATAACCTTGGCTGATTCATGGCATCTTCTCGCGCGCGCGTAACTGAGAGTCATTTCTAGACTTAGCCGACCACCTTCTTCGTAAGTACGTTCGTTCGTTCGTTCGTGCTATAGCCCCACCTAGGCTCCGGCTATAGCCGCACCTGTAGCACCGGCTATAGCCCCGGCTAGCCACGAGTCCTCCTCATCGGGACGATCTCGGCGTCGGAGTCGCGCCAGCATTGGCATTCCGGGCCGTGGTAGCGCTGACAGGATCGCTTGCGACCGCCAAGCCTGGCGGCCTGACGCTTGGTCTCGGTGATGACGGCCAGCTCCTGCCGCTGCTCCCAGTTGCGTATCTGCCAACCGCCTTCGGCGTGCTCCCATAGTCGTGCCTCGACGAGCAGTTGAGCGACCTTCTCGGTGCCGTGGATGTGCGCGAGAACGTGCCGCGGAATATGGCCGTCGGTGCCGTGGCCGCCGGCATAGGCCAGGCCGAAGGTGTAGACCGCCCAGGCGCGGTAGCCGTCGCGCTGGTCGATCAGCCACAATGTCTTGTCGTGGCTGAAGCAGTTGGTGTCAAGGCGCACCCAGGGCAGGCTCATGGTCAGGCCGATACTTCCTCGTCCAGGATGCTGAACAGGTCGTCCTCGATCACGAGGTCCTGGTCTACGGCCTGCAGGTTCCGCACCGCCTGGACGTAGTACGACGGCTTCAGTTCGATGCCGATGCCGACCCGGCCCAGGCGCACGGACTCGTAGACCTCCGAGCCGACTCCCATGAACGGCGTCAGGACCCGCTCGCCTGGCATCGTTCGCAACTGCACGAACCTTGCGATGACGTCCAACTGAAGCGGGTGGACGTGCTTCTCGTCGTCCGGGTCCTTGGCATCACGGAACGGCAGGACGTGGCCGAGCCGGATGTCGTCCCAGACCGAGGATGCGTACCGGCGCCATATCCAATGGCTGAACCTGTTGTCGGTCTGCTTGCCAGTCCAGTTGCGATATTTGAGCAGGTCGGCGGGCACGGCCTCCTCGCCCGCGTAGTAGTCCAGGCCTGTCGGATGCTCGGCAGGCTCGGACTGGCCACGCTTGCGGAAGATAAGCAGCTCGTCCGCCGATGCCACTCCGCCCAAGGCGCCGTCCTCGACGATCGTCTTATGGCTCAGGTTGTGCTGCATCGTCCGATTACGAACTGCGAGCGGCTCCTTCCATATGGCATGTCGCGCGATCCAGTCCCAGCCGTTCTCCTCATGCAGCCGGATCACGTCGCCCGGGAAGTCGAACAGGGAATCCCTGCCGCTGTTTGACGACGGCACTGGAGCGGCGTGAACAGCCGATAGCCGGCCTGGCTTCGTCAGTCGCAGAAGTTCGGCCACGAACATGCCGTAGTGCTCCCGGAACTCGTCATACGATCGCGCGTTGGATACGTCCCGATCGCTTGATGAGTAGACGTACAGGCCCGCGAAGGGCGGGCTGTAGATGCTGGCATGGATGGACTCGTCCGGCAGCGTTGCCATGACGTCCATCGCGTCTGCATTGTAGATGGCCCATCGGTCGGTGATCCATTGGTCTAGGACGCCAGCCATTGCGGTACCTCAACTTCCTTCTCGTAGGCGTGTCCCTGGACTCCCAGGGCGTCATGCATATGTCGAACTAAAGCCGTGAACATCGCATCGGCCTGATCGGCCTTGCGCTCCAGATTGGCCAGGACGTTGCGGCCTCCCTCGGTGGCGATCACATCCACGATCACGTCCTGGTTCTGGCCGAACCTCCAGCATCGGCGCACGGCCTGATACCACTGCTCATAGGAGTGCGACGGGAAGTACGTCATCCGGTGACAGTGCTGCCAGTTCAGGCCCCAGGCGCCGATGATCGGCTTCGTGACGAGGACTCGGATGTCCCCAGCACTGAAGGCCAGCAACTTCTCTTCCTTCTCGTATGGGCTGTCTGATCCGCTGACCTCGACGGCACCGTCGATCAGTTGCGTCAGCAGGGCCGATTCATCGTTGAGATGGCACCAGGCGACGGCGTGCTCGGCATCGTCAAGAGCCTTGGCGGCCGCCTCGCAGCGTTCCCGCAGGGTGCGCCGGTTCTCCTCGCGCTCCTCCCGCAGGCCGACCACTGGCACGTCAAACAGGGTTCCCTCGGCTGGCCGCTCCGCTTTGACGATCGTCTGTCGCGTGATGAGATCAGGTAGCCGAAAGGCGCGATCCTCGAAACCGAGATCGGATGGCTTGCGCGCGGCCCTGGCCCATGATGCGACCCAGCGCCAGAATGGCTCCTCCGCGTGGCCCTTCAGTCGGTAGGAATCGGCCCCGGTGTCCGACCCAACAGGACGTCGAGGTCCGCGTGATGAGACTGCCCGGTTTCCCTTGGTGAAGAACCTTGTCAGCATGTCCATGTAGCCGAGCCCACCGAGAGCCTCGCTGGACGTGCCCAGTTCGATCCAGTCATTCGGCGCAGCCGTGGCGGTCCCCAGAAGCCGGTATTGAATGCGCCGCATGAACTCGGTCACGGCGGCGCGCGTCACGCCGTCGAAGGACTTCAGGATGCTGGACTCGTCGCAGACCACGCCACCGAAGTCGCCAGGGTCGAACTTCGGCAACTGCTCGTAGTTCGTGATCGTGATCGGCGCGACAGCGTGGCCGGTCCTGGACTGCCCAGCTTCGTGGCCGAACTTCTGCGCCTCCTGCACGGCCTGGAAGCCGACGGCCAGCGGCGTCAGCATGAGGACTGGCTTGCCGGTGTGATGATGGACCTGCTCGGCCCAGGCCAACTCCATTGGCGTCTTGCCCAGGCCGCAGTCGGCAAAGATGGCGCCACGGCCCTGTCGCACGGCCCACTCGGTCAGCGATCGCTGGAAGTCAAACAGATGTGAGGGAAGCCCGACTGGCTCGAAGCCACCGGAGTCGCTCAGTTGCGCCTTGCGCGCCAGGAAGTCGGTGTAGGACATCAGAATGGCGCCTCGTCCGACTGTTGCGGATTCGTCCACGGGTCATCGAGGTCGGCCTTGGCCTGCTGATACGTCCCGAAGCCGTCGCCGGCCTGCTGCCGCTCGACCCGTCGCACCGTCGCCGTCGCGTAGCGCAGGACCGGGCCGACGTCGTCGACCTGGCAGTCCCAGGTCTGCCGCTTCTCGCCTTCCTTGGTCTCGTATTCGCGCTGCTGCATCGAGCCGACCACCAGGACCCGCGTGCCCTTGCTGAGCGACTCGGCCACGTTCTCCGCGTACTGCCTCCAGACGGTGCATCGGACGAACGAGGTCGGGCCGTCAACCCACTTGTCGCCTTCCTTCACCCGCTTCGACGTCGCCACCGTGAACGAGGCGACCGCAGTGCCGGCCTGGGTGAACTTCAACTCCACGTCGCCGGTCAGGTTGCCCGTGAAACTGCACTGGATCATGCGCTCCTCCTGCGTCGCTTCATGTGATCAAGTTGTCCTGGCAGCAGGCCAGCCCAGATGCCGTCGCTGTTCGACGTCAACGCGTAGTCCAGGCATCGATCCACTACAAGGCAGCCACGACAGACCTCGATGGCGCGAGCCTGCTCATTGGGGCTGTCGCTGAAGAACCACTCCGCCTCAACCTCCTGGCAGGCGGCCTGCTCCATCCACTCCGCGCGCAACAGCACCGGGAACACGGTGCGATCCCCGACGCTCGGCGGCCTGCGCCGGACGGTCGGCTGCTGCATCTGCCGCTGCTTCTGCGCTCGATTCGCATCCAGGCATGGGCGGCACGCCTTCTCCTTCCACGACAGATGCCGCCGATATCCGGCGTAGGTGCCGCAGGGTGCTTCCTTCGTCCTCATTGGTAACCCGCCTCCTTGAGTAGTTGTACGGCCTGCTCCAGGGTCATCACGACTGGCCATTGGGCCACCGTCGCCGGGCCGTACCCGTCCGGTCGGATCACGCCAAGGCCGATGCAGTCCGCTCGCAACCGGGCCTGTATTTGGCGCGTCACGGCGTTCAGGTCCAGGTCCCGGCGTGCCTTCACCTCGACGTCGACCCCGACGATCCCGGTGACGTCGGTGCCAGGTCGGCCGGCACCGGCAGGCTCCGCGTAGGGCCAGCCGTGCTCGCGGAGGTAGTCGGCGACGATGCGCTGGGACTCATATCCGCGGCGCTTGCGGTGCTGGCTCACCCGAACCACCTCCTCCCGTCAATCATTCGGGCCTCCAGTCGCGCACGAGTCGCAGGCCATAGTCAGGATGC